TTTCGGGGTATTCTTTTCTGTAATCTTTTAAAATTTCGCTAAAAGCATAGGTTCCTATCCCCACTATGGAAAGATCCTTTATAGTTGTTATTTTGTTTTTTAGCTCTCGGGTCTGCGATAATAATATACTTGTAGAATCTCCGATAAGATAAGCTTCCCCCTCATCTAAAGATTCGTTTAAGAAATTTTCTTTTTCATTAAGAAAACTGTCGAAATTAAGAATTTTCATGTCGAAATATTTTTATATTATATATCATATAATAATTAAAAAATAAAGTAATGGATCCAAGAAACGAAGACCCTTTAAAAATTTACAAACAAGGGGTAGAAAAACTAGCTAGAAACTCATACCTCCAAGCTATAGCTATAAGGAATGATATTATGTCTTCCAAAATAAATCCGGAGGATAGGGCATCAATAATTCTACACGTTATAAATTTATTAACCTCGGCACAGAATAAAAAAAATTAGTATGGAAAAAGACATTATTTCCAAAATAATAGAAAGTCATTATAATTTATTTAATGACTATGGGTTTGAAGAAATAAAAAAACACTTGGAAGAAAACAGTAATATATATTTGGAAGACGAGGTTTTAAGAAGAAGAATAGAAAAAATAAAAAATGAGAATAATACAAAAGATATCCCTAAAAATTAGAAGGATTAAAAAGATTTTCATTATTAGGAAAGCCACTAAAAGAATAGGAGGGGAAACTGCTAGAAAATTATTTAGGAACCAAAGACAAGAATCTATTTATCGGCAAAAAAAATTAATGAGATCCGATTTAATGAATAGCTGGAGAATAGGGGAAATAAAATCCCCGGATAAAGGAGACTGGGAATCTATAGACATTCCTCCAAAAAATATTCCAATTTCCCATTTTATTTATCTAAAGAAAAAATATTGGGGAGGGAATATATACAATGAACTATAAAGATAAAAAGTGAAAAACCTAAAACCTCTAAACTCCCCTATAAAAGAAGGGGAATATCAAATAAGCGAATTTCTAAATTACCATTTAAAACACGAAATAGGTCTATTGGATAGCGTCCTAAGAATAGGGTCAGATTCTTGGATAAATTGTGTGAATGAAGCAAGAACCCTATGGGAAGAAGGATCGATAGAGCTAGAAGAAGATGATTTATTTTTAATAAGTACGGATGCTGGAAAAATAGGAATTTTTGAAGGCGAACAAGTTCTTCTAGACGTTCCTTTTGAAAAAGGGGATTCAGAAGAAGACGAAGAAGATCTATATGAAGCGGAATATCAGGGTAAAAAAGTAGATCTTAATAAACCTAGAAGAATGTCGGGTAAACATAAATTTAGGGTTTTTACTAAAAATGACAAAGGAAGGGTAGTTAAAGTTGAATGGGGACAACCGGGAGCTACAGTTAAAAACGACAATCCGGAAGCTTCAAGATCTTTTAGAGCTAGGCATAAATGTAAAACCCCCGGACCTAGATGGAAAGCTAGATGGTGGGCTTGCAATGTCGGAAGATATGCAAAACTTTTAGGCCTAAAGTCAAACAAACCTTGGTAGAAAATTTTCCATATAACGAAATTGTTATATCTGAAAATTCTTCCATAAGGGGATTTACGAAAAGAATAGACCCTGAAGAATTAAAATGGCATTTTGACGAAGAGGATAGAATAGTAGAACTGGTAGAAGAAACCGATTGGATGTTTCAATTTGACGACGATCTTCCTTTTACCATAAGCAAAACCCCTATATTAATACCGAAAGGGAAATACCATAGGGTAATAATGGGAGAAAAAGATCTTATAGTTAAAGTTACCAAGATAAAAGAAGGACAAATTGATATATAAAGCATATGAAAAATCTTCTAAGATTTAACGAGTATTTATTGGAGTCAGGGGGAATTGATGATTTTGCAAAAAAATTTTCAAAGGGAGTTTCTAATATTATAGACAATATAAAAGATCTGGATAAAGATATTTCTCAATTTAAAGAATTCCCTTTAAAAGAAGAAGATTCTAGAAAAAATTGGGTTCAGAAGGTACAAGATTTTTTAGTTTATTTAGGGTATCTGGATAAACCTAAGGACGGGAAAAAAAATGATGGTGTATTTGGGAGTAATACTCTAAATGCTTTGAAAAAATATCAAACCGAAATTCTAAAAGTAGATAAATCAAAGGTAAAATCCGAAATAGATGATTCGCTGATGGATGATATCGTTTCAGATTCAAAATCTACAGGTTTATCTAAAGAAGATGGGGATAAATTTAAAAAATGGTTCGAAGAAGCAGAAAAAACAGAATCTAAAAAATATAAACTTGTTGAGGGTGAACCCGATAATATAGGTATGCGGAGAGCATATAGAAAATACGGGGAAACCTGGAAGAAAAATAAAAAGGAAGAAAAAGAAACCGAAGAAAAAGAATAAAATGGAGAATATACAAACATACGAAAATTTTTTAAACGAGGGAAAAGGAATTAGCTTTGCAATCTATAATGATCTAAAAGGTTACTTCTCTTCTGCCAAGTCCCCTAATTTCGAAAGTGCAAAAGCATACATAAAAAATAAAAAGAAAAACTGGGATCTAACAAAAGAAGATTTCGAAGAAGCTAAAAAAGAATTTAAAAAATAAATAAGAATTTTTATCCTTTAGTGAATAATAGAAATAAAATATTGTATTTTATAGTTCCTAATGGAGAAGGGTCCATTTTAAATGTTTCGGTGAGTTCTAGAAATTCGGAATCATTAAAGAATTTTTACGAAACTTTAGAAAAAGAATCCTCTAAAGAAATAGAAGGAGAAATTACATACGGATCTTCTTATTCCACTTTAAAAGTTTTTTTACAAGAAGGAATAGAAAAATATAAAGATCTATTTGATTCTTTTGTAAATTCTATAAAAAAATAAAATTATGAGGGTAGAAGATATTTTGAACGAAATAAAAAGGGATAAAAGCTGGATCCTCAGAGTTATAAATTCTTGCGAATCCCCAGATCAATTAAAATCCTGTTATAATCTAATAAAATCTTGGTCTAATAAAATAAAATTGTTAATAGATCTTTATAATTGTCCTTTTTATAAATATAATGAGATCAAAAAAATACAAACTATATATAGAACTTTAGAATCTAGATTATATTCAGAAGTAGATAGAAAAATAGTTGAAGAATATAGTCTAATAGAAAATTAATTTCCTTCCTCTTTATTCGTAGAAGCTGCGTATTTAACTCCCATTATAGTTCCTATTATACTAAAGGAATTAGTTAAAAGGATACCAAACATATTACTCCACGTGGATGCTATTATTTCGGTATCTTTTTCCATGAAAAGAGCAACCATATAAACCGCAGTAGTTATAACACCTACGCCTATGATCACAAAAAGAGAAATTCTTACGATAGTTCCGATTAGTTCAAATTGAGTTTTCTTTTGGAGAAGATCTAGATCTGTTTCTGCTAATTTTTTTGCTTCTTCTGCAGATTCTAATGCTTTATGTAGTTCCTGTGTAATCCTTTCATTTTCTTCTCTCCATTCTACCAGCTCGGAATTCTGAGATTCTATTTTCGTTTTGGATTCCTCCATTTCAGCAAGAGCGCATTTTATTTCTGAATTTATCCTTTCGTTTTCCGAATTTAATTCGGTAAGATTTTTGTTCTGGGTTTGTATTTGTTTAGTTATCTCCAGTCTTTTCTTTCTACCTTCCCTATCTTTTTCGATAGAATCCTTTATATACTTTTCGAATTCGGGATCGTCCGAAGAATCTATCAGTTTAAGGATATTTCCCTCCAGAGAAATGTTCTTAGATCTCTGGAGCTCTATTAATTGGGATTTTGTATTTTTATCTATTTTTACCATAGGTTATTTATAGATCTTGAACGGATTAGTTCTATTCTTATACCCTTCATAGTCTTTTCTGAATTCTTCTAATCTAGGTTCGATATCATCGGATTTAATTATCCAGAATTGGGCTCCTGCTTGAATAGCTTTAGATTGCTCTTCTGCCTCGTTCGAAGAAGATATTATACCTATTACTACGTGATTCCCATACTCAAAATTAATTTTTCTAATAAGTTCTATTCCATCGAAAGAACTTCCTATTATATTAAGATCTACGAAAACACATTCAGGCTTATCGTTATCGTCCCCACTCTGGAACCACTTTTGGAATAGCTTTGCTGCTTCGTCGGAGCTATTTAAGGAGTTTAAAGATAAACTTATGTCAAGTAATGAACAAGCATCTTCGAATACTAAATGGAATAAATCCTCGTCATCCACTAATAAAATTGAATCAATCATTTTTCTCTTTTTTTATTTTTATTTTCATTTTTGTTCCTATCTCGTTTTTCTCGCACGTGATGATAAATCCATGTTCTTCTAAAATCGCAACGCAGATGTTTAGTCCTAGTCCGGTACCAGATTCTTTTTGGCCTTCCTTTCTCGTGTATGGCTTGGCTAAATGATCGAAATCTTCTTGTGAGATTCCCCTTCCGTTGTCTTGTATGCAGATGTAATCTTTTTCTAAATATATTTTTACGTATTTAGTATCGGAATCGTTATACTTTAGACCATTTCTAATTAAATTATCAACCGCTGTACAGAATAAAGCTTCATTTACTTGAATCGTCGGTAATTCTTCAATAATAACTTGGCTACTATATGCGGTGGAAGATAAATAATCTTCTAAAATAGTTTTTAGGTTACATTCTGCTTTATTGAGAACAACGTCCTTTTTAACCAAATTGGTAAACTCGTAAACCCCTTTATATACCTTTTGCGAATGTTTCAGACCTTCTTTGATCATTCTGATAGGTGCTTCTATTTTTAGAGATGAAATATCTTCGGAGGTTAGTCTTCTTTCTAGAGAGCTTAGCCCTCTTGGCATATAAGTATTAATTCCCGAGTGCATATCATGTCTTAATATCTTAGCTGCATGCTCTAGATAAGTATTTTTCTTTTCGATCTCTTTCCTTTGTTCGTAAGAATTAGTAATATCAGTAGCAATTTTCATGATACGATAAATTTTACCGTCTAGACCAACAATTGGATTATATGTGGCTTGGAGATGTATAAGGGATCCATCTTTTTTAACCCTAACAATTTCCCCAGAAAATAATACTCCTTCTCTTAATTTTTTCCAAAAAATAGAATATTCTTCACTTTTTGAATACTCGTCGTCTATAAAAATTCTATGATGTTTTCCTTCTATTTCTTCGTGAGAGGTATATCCCATAGTTTCTATAAACATACCATTAGCAAAAATAATATTCCCGTTTAGATCAAACTCGATAACTGCATTGGATTTATTTATCGCATTCATCCTATTTCGGATTTCTACCTCTTTTTTCTTAAGGTCCGTAACATCTTGTCTAATAGAAGAAAAACCTTCTAATTTGTTATCTTTATCAAATCTTGCTCTAATGTATGTGTCGACATAGTAAAGTTCTCCGGTCTTAGATGTATTAGTAACAACATCATTCCATATCTCCCCTTTCATTACAGTTTCGTACATTTTACCCCAATATCCATCTGGCTGTAATCCGGAATTAACAATGTTGTGATCCTTACCTGATACCTCTTCTAAAGACCATCCGGAAACCTCCTCGAATTTTTTATTAACGTATGTAATTTTTCCGTATTTATCTGTAGTCGAAATAATCGATGATGCATTTAAGAAATTTTCAGTTTCTTTGTTTCTTCTCAGTAGATCATTTCCTTCTTTAACGGAATAGGAGAAACTATAAATAGAAGATAATAGCTGGGCAAAATCAACTTCGCAATCCCTCCAATTTTTATTAGTTAAAGTTTCTATACACACAACCCCTATGATATCTCCTCTGTAGATAATAGGAACATCGAGCATCGATTTAACCCCTAGAGGTTTTAGATATCCTTCAGTAAAACAAGATGTAGCTGAATGTGTTTCCGCGTCATTTGCAATTATAATTGGATCTACCGAAAGGGCTACGAAATATGGTTCAAAGTCATCTTTCTTCAATTCTAATCCTTGGTACCATTTATCTTCGGATTCGATATACAATTGCTCACAAGTTATTGATGTTTTATCTTCGCTATATAGCCATATTGAACATCGATCAGCTCCTATCGATTTCGTAACTTCTTTAGTTAGAACTTTAGCTCCTTCTTTAGTGTTCCCGTCATAGAATAATTTATTGCTTGTTTGATTTATAAGTACCCTGTTTAATTTTTTCACATAGGAATTCTGTTCTTTCCCTTTATTATTCTTTTTAATGTATTCCGAAATTACAACCAAAAAGAAAGGTATGAAAGCTAAAAAACAAGAATATCCAAAGTATCCTATCGTATCGGCATACTTCATGAATTTAAAAACCAATAAAGATTGGGTAGCAAAGAAGATAGCCATTATTGCTATAGATACTACTAGGGATATTTTATATTTCCAAGACATACTGTATATATTCGTAAAACCAACAGATTACCTTAATTTTCAAGATATATAAAAAATAAAGATGAAAAGTAGGGAAATAATCATAGGGAAAATAGCAATAGAGGATAATGATTTTGGAGGAGTCTTTTACAGCAGCTGGATGGAAGTAGGATCGGCTCTAGAAGAAAGATCAAAAGAAGGCTGGAGATTACCAACAATAGATGAATCCCGGTATATAAGAAGTATTCATGATTTAGGAATAGGAAATTTTGAAAATTTTTACCCTCCTTTTCATTATTTAATGAAAAAAACCGAAACCGGAGATGGTAATTGGATTAATTCATATAATATAAAAACCAAATATTTAAGTAGTACTAATAGGTTTAGGATAAGACTTGTAAAAGATTTATAGTGGAAAAAGATATAAATTTAGGGAGAATCACGATTAAGAAGATAGGAGAAAGATTTACCTATAGACAATTAGTGGAAGAGGTTTTACCTAAATATAAAGGGGAAGGATGGAAAGTTCCTAATAAAAGAATATTCTATTATATTCAAAATCTTAAAGAATTAGAAGTAGGGGATTTTCCTGAATGGGTCTATTTCTCTTCCGATGACACAGGAGTTAATTTCTATTTCTCGACTTTTACTATATACGATTCGGTAGAAACGGACGAGATCATGCACGTAGGAACAGGATTTAAAGGAGACGGAGAAAGGGGTAAGAAATATTCTTGTGTTCTCTATAAGGTATATGTTTAGGATCTATCCCGAAAACTTTTTTAGGAGAACAAGGAGATTTTCCATCTATATTAAAATTATTGTTACAAGCCCAAGTCTCTATCGATCTTGTGTATGTTTGTCCTTCCCTAAATGGGAAATTTACTCTCGACTGATTTATAATATCTAAGATTTTAGACCCCTGGATTTTAATTGTAATGCTCCCAGCTCCCCTGGTAGAATCCATTTTAATAATTTTTTCCCCTGAGTAGTTTTCGTAAATCTCTAGATTCTTCATTTAATTATATATCCTTTACAAAAATATAATTTAATGTAAAATCTTCCATATCCTCCGAAGGAAATATCTCGAATATATCTTTATTGTCCACGTAGAAAATTCCACCTTCTTCAAAAGAATATAAAGGGTGATATATTTTTCCGTCTTTAATCCGATCTCCATCTTTGAATCCGAATTTTTTTCCTGTTTTATATTTAAATAAAAATTTTAAGATATATTTAAATTCTTCTTTCTTGCATATTCTCCATCCAGGACCCAATTTTTTAATTTCTTCCTCTACCTCAAAATTCATTAATTCTTTCTGGGAATCCGGGGATATTAAAAAATTTCCAAATCTTATTAATTTTTCCATCTTATGTCCGGAATTGATTTAAGAATATTATCCATTCCGGAAATTAGGGATCCGACGGATTGATAATTAGTAGATATCCAATGATAGGGAGTTTTATTTTTATTTAAGGCTATCTTGTTTCCGAGAATTCCTAAAGCTTTATCTCTTCCTGATATTTTATGTGATGTAAATTTACCAGAAGAATCCATTTCTATTCTATAGGTATCGTCATGAAGAATAACCATTTTAGCAGGACTCCCTTCCTTCCCGTTAATTTTGGTTCTTGGTGAATGTATTACAGTTTTTATAGGACAAGCAAAAATTCTTTTTTCCCCATTCTCTAGTTTTTTACCTAGAATCAAGACCATTCCCCCTTGTTTATACCCATCCATCATCTCATTCAACGGAGAGAAAGAGTCATAATCCTTTATATTTAAAAGTTCTTTCATAAATCCCTAACTAATCTAATTCTAAGACCTAACATAAATGGGGATTCCCGAAATTCTAAAGAATCTCTATTCATAATAGCGCATGGGTATAATTTCCATATCGGATCACTATGTATAGGATGGGGAATGGCTTCGCCGTATATCCAGTAGTCGGAATTCCTTGCTAGACCTAAACCGTCCAGATCTTTCCAAATCGAATGAATATATCTAAATTCTTCTTCCGTTGGAAATCTCCATCCTTCTTCAATGTGATTATTAATTTCTTTAAAATCGTTGATTGAAAATTTATAAGTACCGTCTGTTAGTTTAATATCATTACGGGATACTTCGATTTTTCCTAGATTAATACTATCTTTATATTCATTTACCATTCTTCTTATATATCATTAAAAAAGATCTAGACCCTAAGATCTAGATCCTTTTAATTTGCCTAAGGTAGCAGGCATTATTTTAAATCTCTAACTAAAATATATCCACCAGTAGGGTATATTGTTGCATCTCTTTTTTCTTCCCGTTCGTCATATTCAGAAAATTCATACGAATGATAATGGTAATTTGATCCCACGGAAAATGTTTTAACTATAATAGTCCAATCGTGGATTTTCATATTTTCATTATTTTGAAGTTCTTCTTCTACAAATTCCTCTATTTCTTTCTTTACTTTACTGTATTTTATATGATCCAACTCGTCAAAGTACACATAAAAATTAGTCCAATAACTGCCCATTTTTAGGAATTCCTCTGGTAAAATTTTTAATTTTTTTAGATCCGATATGTATTCGAATTCTTCGGGAGAAGGAAATCTCCATCCTTTACCTAAACCTCTCTTTTTTGCGTAATTCTCTGGATCTGAATAATTAGTAGGATCTAATTTTTCTAGAAGTAATTCAAAATTTCCTAATTTGAGAATTTTCTTTTTCATAGATCTCTTACCGCTATATACCTTGCTTCCGGTCTTTTACCCATTGAGGGTCCTTCTCTATAAGCAGAAGGATACCATTCCCAATCTTCTACTTTATAAGTTTTTCCTGCTTTAGTAGAAAGCTTATATAATAAGACTATTGGATCCGATTTATCTATTTCTATTCCTGCTGCCAAAAGATCTTCTATATAATCGGGAACTCCTCCGGGAACCCCGCTTCTTGGAGGATCATTAAGAGTAAAAGAGGTACCAGACCAATATTTTTCAAAAGATTCTAATACCTTATAATTTATTAATCCCAGATCATATACTAGATTTCCTATATAGAAAAATTCTTCTTTAGTAGGAAACCTCCATCCATTTTCTCCCATCCATCCTAATTTTCTAGACACCATTTCATCCAGATCCTCATTTCCTCCGGGATATGTACCTCCTCCTAAATCAATTAGACAGATCTCAATTTTTCCTATTTCTAAAGTTTCTCTTTTCATATATTTCTTACTCCTCTATATCTCATTCGAGAATAAATATATTTTTGACTAGGTGTTCCCTGATAGTTCATTCTTAAAGTTTTTCGAGATTCCAGTTCGCTCCCTTCTGCCCATTCATCGCCAATATCTGAAGTCCAATATTCCGACCCTTCCTCGAAATATCCGCCGTAGTTTAAATATAAAAGATTGTGAATATACTTTAATTCTTTTAGCGTGGGTAACCTAAGTTCTCTATCCATAAGATCGTCTTTTGAATCTTTCCAAGATTTTTTATTCTCATAACTTGAGTTGAATTCAGATTTAATCTCGACTTCTACATTACCGAATCTTATGAATTTTTCCATATTAGGAATTTAAAGACTCCTTTAATTTATTTAGGATCTCTTCATTCTTATTTATAATTCTTAATCTCTTAACGAGATTTCTTCTATTTCTTTTGGGTTTACCCTCTTTTCTTGCTTTTGCCATTTTAGTTGATTTTAGTTGGATTTATATATCTAAATATGGACATTTTTATAGAGGACAAAATTTCAAATTGATCATAAATTATACCCAAAAACTGTATTAAATATAATAACCCCAACAGGGTCCCAATCATATTCGTATCCGGTAACGGTCTTTCCGGATTCAGATTCTATAGTTCCTACTTTTTTAAGAGAATCTATCGATAGATCCAATCTATCTTCTTGTCTCCAATTGGGTCTCATTCTATTCATATATCTTCCTTGTCTTTCCCCTGCCCAATAAGCTTGGGTATAAATAGAATTAGGCCAAAGAGATATACATTTCCAAACGAAAGGCATTAGAATTTTTCTATCCGTCCATTCACCTGCTACAGCTTCAAGTCTTCCCAGAATTTTTCTTTTATCCGTGATAGCTTGTGCCATTGCGGAAGCTTTACTCCTAGCAATCTCTAAACTGTTCAAATTTATTGCCCCGGAATGCTTTCCCAGATCTTGTGCTCTTTTTACGTCTTTGGCGTCTGCAAATCTCATACCTTATATATCAAATTTTATAAGGTAATCTATATAATTCTAATAAAAGTCCATTAGAACGTACCCTTTAAAGCAATACGTAATCCTATTTGCCCTTAAGTTTCCAGTACCCATAAACACATCTTCTTCCTTCTCTAGAAGGATCGTAGGTATCGTGGATAACCCCATCTATAACAGTAGAATAGTGTTTTGAAAGCCTAACAATAAGAGTTCCTTTTTTAGGTAATTCCTCTTCACATAGATGAACTTTACATCCATCACCAATTCTCATGGTAATTACCCATTCAAATCCAAGTTCTTTCATGTAGTCCTTAAACCACTTTTTATTTACCGAGATCCCTTTTGCTGCTGTCTTTGGTCTCTTATTCCCATTTCTTCCTTTCTGCTTAGAATTCATTTCAGCTAAAAAAGAATAAACTTCTTTGTAAGGTTTTCCTGTAGCTATACAAATAGATCTGCAAACACAATCCCCGGTATCTCCTTTGTATCCGGCTTGGGATCTCCCCCCATCATTTTGTACAAAATTCATTTTATAAGATTTAATTGGTTTCTACAAATATAAGAATTTTTTCGCAAAATAAAAACCCTAGAGAAATATCTAGGGTTTAATTGATTATCGGATATAATTTTTATTTTTTATTTTCCTAGTTTATCGATCTTCTCTTTAAAAATAGATTTACATTCGGAAGGGGAAAACATTAAATTTTTTTTCCTTCTATCTAAAAGAAAGGAGAACCCACTAGGAACAATTCCTGTTAAGACTTTGTTCCCCATCTTATAGCTTGCAGGGAGAATATCTTTACCCGAAGGATTGAAAGGAGCTGGCATTAATTCTTTTACGGTAGGAAGATCGGATCCTGCTTTCTTTAAAGCTATGTCTATAAGCTTTTCTTGTTTTCCTTTATTTAATTGCTCAGCTTGGGATGGTTCTTTAAATAGAGTACTGAAATCAAATCGATCAATTTCGGATTTAGCTTTTTTAATTTTGGCTTCCATTTCTTTCCCTCCTTTCCTCAGACTAAGAAATTTAAAAAATTCATTTACCTCGTAATTCTCGTTTACGAATTTTTTCTTTGATGTTATAATATTAATTCCCATTTTTTTAATTTTTATGCTAGTAACGAATAGTATTCTTTAAAGTGTTTAATTCTATCAGCTAGACCTATGGTTCCCCCATTAACTCTTTTTGTGACTGCTGTGACAGAAGCATCGTCAGATCCCTTATCGCAGATTCCCCAAAGTTTATTAGAATCAAAGAAGAATGCTGCAGAAGAAAGAGGGTATTTTGTAGCAACTAGATCTGGATTATTAACGATGTCGTCCTCTACTGTCTTATCAAAAGACATGTAATTGCTTTTTCCTGTTAATTGGATATATCCACGTCCTCTATATTTCCATCCTTCTCCAGAAGCTTCATCTCCATTTCCCATTCGGCTTGAATAAACCCTATTAGCTATCTTTTCAGGATTTCTCTGATATGCATTTGCTAAAGCATCCGTAGGAAAGTATTTACCAAAAGTTCCTCTTAGTCCTTTTGCACTATAATTAAGGTTTTCGCTTACCGCTTTAAATCCTCCGCTTTCGTGCCCACACTGAGCTAAAAAGTGTGCAAGTCTTAATGGAGTAGTGATATTAAACTTTGCAGCGGTCTGAGGTATCTGTGCTATAACAGAATCCGGAACATGTCCCTTCAATTTATCTAGTTTAAAGTTTGAAGTTGGTACACTAGGAACCGATTCCGTTTTAGGGGTTTCTGGTGTCTTAGTTTCTGTCCCTGCAAATAATTTTCCCCAAGTACCATCCCCGACTATACCGTCTGCTGTTAAACCATTAAGAGACTGCCATTCTTTAACTTTTGTCTCTGTTCCGGGACCAAAATTTCCATCTGCAGTAATCCCTAATCTTGTCTGAAGCTTTTTAACATCTTCTCCTGTTGATCCTTTTTTAAGTAGCATATGATATTTTTTCTATATATATCAAATCTATTCTCCACAAAAAAGGTCCTTTTGGACCTTTTTAATTTTTTATTCTCAATTTTTAACCCAGAATTTATCTGGATATTTTTCTATGAGTGTTTTATTTATTTTAGCTTTGGCCCTAAAGAAATTGGATTTGGATGTGCCCTCCTGGATTCCCAGGGATACCGCAATCTCTCTGTGACTCTTATCCTCGATAACAAACAGATTTATAGCTTCCCTGTACTTGTCTGTCATTTTTCCCATTTCCCTTTTTACTATATCGGACTTTTCCACGATGTCGTCCCATTCCTCAGATCCTAAAGAATCGTCCGGTCTATCCAGATCGAAAAGAATATCATCACTGGGTAAAACAAATTTATTTTTATGTCTTCTTATAAGATCTATCGCCGTGTTTCTTACTATTCTTTGAACCCACCCCTCGAAAGAGCCATCTAGTCTATAATCCCCTATTTTTTTGAACACCTTTATGAAACTGTCTTGAAGCACCTCTTCTATAGAGTCCTGATCCTTAAAATACCTCTTACAAACTATTCTCATCTTCTCCTTAAACATAGAATATAGTTTTTCCTGGGACCTTCTTTCTCCCCTTACGCATCCCTCTATAAGATTTACCAATCCCGGATCTAGTAACTTTTTTTCTTTTACTGTTTTCATAATGGTTTTATTTGCACGTCAAAAATAAGAAATTTTTCGTATAAAAAAAATAAGGTCCTAATGGACCTTATTCTAATAAATGATTTACCCTTCGGACTCTTCTCCTCCGAACTCTTCTACATATTCGTCGTAATTCATTCCGGTATCATCATAACCCCCGGTATCCCATTGATTTCTGGTCATTGGCATATAGGTTACCTGGACATCCTCATCCGGTAAAAATTCAATACCAGCTATAGACCACTCCTCCATAAGGGATTTGATCTCAGGAATTTCTAAAACCTCCGGATGACTCTTGATCAATTTGTACCCGTCATCGTAGGGGCTTCCGCTTATATCGTATCTGTAGCTCACTATTCCGGATCCCAACAAGAATCCATCTTCGTGCTGTCTAGGGAAATCTAGAACCTCCATAAATTTCTTGATGTCTTTCGTGGGATCTGGAGCATCGAATAGTGTAATTGGTTTAATGTGTTTCATTTTTTATATCGGTTTTACTTTTACTTTTATTCTTCCCACTCTTCTATCCGCTATCCTACCAAAAGCCGCATAACTAAGGTCTATCTTTCCTCCTCCCTTTGCTCCCATACGATCCGTTACCCTCACTGTACACACTTTTAGATTTTCTGTATTTGTAACCTCTAATCGGGTTCCAAAAGGCTTCGAATTGTATGCTGCGGTCAAAGAATCCCTATGCATTCTTTCTCCCGAAGCGGTCTTAGCTCCATGCATATTATACCAGGTGGCACTACAAATAATAGGATCACTTCCGGTGAAGGAAAGTCCGATTAATGAAGCTACTAAAATTTGTTTTCTCATTTTCCTCTTTTTATTTCACACCTCTCTGCCATTTGACTTAGCTTGTGAACCTGATAAGTCTGGTAGGCTAAAGATGCTGCCAGAACTATTAGGATTATCCTATTTATCCTCTTTCCCATACCTTTCCCATATCTTTCTTGCAATATCACTAGACCAAGTCCCTATTTGGAATCCCGCTATAGCGTATATGACTATAGTCGGAGAAAAGAATATTAGACACAACCCCAGGGAAAGTATTCCCAGACCAATTAAAGTTTTTTTCATTTTCATTTTTTTTAGTTAATAAAACCCCCAAGTTTGAATCCAGGGACTTGGAGGAATACGGAGATCGTCTTTTGTCAAATATATGGATTTTATCGTAGAAAAAAAATAATCGGGATCCGATATATATTGGATGGCAATGCTAAATTTTGGAGATTTTCTAAAGGGCTCAAATAGAATCGAGCATGGACACTATTTAGAAAAAACAGGGTTCTGGGGAAAGAGGGGAGCAGGGTGTCTTTTTTTGGCAAAGGACACAAAAAGAATCTGCATATCTCACAGGAGCGGATCTGTTCTCGAACCTAATACATGGGGAACCTGGGGAGGAGCTATAGACTCATCCGAAACCCCCGAAGAGTCCGTTAAGAGAGAAGCATACGAGGAAGCAGGCTATAAAGGGGATTTCGAACTCATACCTCTATTTGTGTTCAAATCACCAAGTGGGTTTCAGTATCACAATTTTCTATTCGTTGTAGATTCAGAATTTACCCCTCTTCTCAATTGGGAAACCCAGGGATTCTCTTGGATAGAATACCCAAATTGGCCAAGTCCCCTTCACCCCGGGATGGTAGCTCTATTAAATGACCCAGATAGCGTTTCCACTATCGAAAATATGACAGAGGTTTAATTTTTATAAATCTTTTCACGTGGGATTTATGCCTTATATATAAATCCTCTATACTCGAACGAAATTATTTTGATTCTAAAGAATCTAGTATTCTTTCCATACAAGCCTCTTCTGCCCCTGAATATGTGAATATAGAAGGGTTATTTCCATTATTTCCATAGATATACTCTCCGGCGAAAGCATTGTACATTCCAGGAATTCCCCCATAAGAGATCTCATGATCTAGGCCCCACTTCTCTCTGGCCCATTTAAATGTCTGAGAATATGTCGGAGCAGATATATCTTCTCCTAGTACAGAATTTCTAAGATCCTTAGGCTCTGTGGGGTATCCCTCAGTAAAAGAGATCTCGGAAATACCCACAATCCTTTCCCTAATTTCTTTAGGGTATCCCTCCTGCATATTATACCCATAGACAGCAATGCATGGCTCATCAAACCCTAAGGCTTTTAACCTCTTTGCTGCTTCATATCCCACAAATTCATTTTCCATTTATATTCTCTTAAGTGTTAAACATCCGCCTGCATCAAGCTTTGGTATATCTCCATAATACACATTACCATTATTTGACATTGCTGGAACCATCACAACCTCAACATCCCATTGGGTTTGTTGTAGTGATTGTTTAAAAACATCAAAAGTGGGTTCATTTTGTACATGGAAAAATGCTTCTCTTAATTGCTCCTCACTAAACTTCTTATCACCAAGAATTTCAAGTGCTAACTCAAAACCTCTAGCAATACCCTCTTTTTTTGCACCGTCATTTGGATGTAATCTTCCATCAACAATTTCTTTTTTAGCCAACTCATCCAAATCATAACCACTTTCTATTGCTTGACAGTTTTTGAGGGATAGTTTATATCTAATAGGACCTTCTTCTATGTTTAAGGATTCAATCAACCCATGATTTGTTGAACCTTTTAGAAATCCTTGTGTAAATAGTTCGTAACCATCAATAGTTCTAATTAGTTTTCTTTTCATCCTTTTTTATTTTATGACATCCCATTCAGCCCCTTTGAAATTGGGATCTTCTATTCTAAAGTGTCTCAAAGCCTTTGGGTTCATATCTTTTATCATTTCCCCTAGACCAGCAATAGTAAGAATCCCCGTACCGGAGTATATGAGGATAGGAGCACAAAGAGCCATTTCATAAGGAGTAATATCCTCCTTCGGCGCCCACTCCACAATTGGAGCTTCTGGAGCTTTTGAAATGGTATAATCCCCGGAAGTCGTGTTGGAATTGTACACTAATACTCTGTCAACAATATACCCTGTTGCAGTCCAATAATCATTATTCTCTATGTTTCCAATTAGTTCTTCGTCTTCCATCTTTATTCCTATTTAAAGGTTTCCCCGTAAAAAATATCTACAAATTCACTTGCTTCTCTTTCGTCATTTCCTAAAACGCTACGAGATTCTCTAGTGTATTCCATAAGTCGTTCAACGAGTAATATCATCTGATCTCTTTCCATCGATTCGGCTTGACCTAACACTTCTTTTTTTTCAGCAACACAATGATTATCCCCTTGACCTACATTTTTCCATTTTCTCTCGATTCTATTCCATTCAATGGCCAACCACTGAACTGCTGTCTTCTTCATTTTATCCTCGTTTGATTTCTCTCTCATTTCTTCTAAATCATTAGCGACCTTTTCTTTATTTTCCAACAAATATTTTCTAAGGGCCACTTTAGCTTTTCCGAATTCTGAATCTAAAGCTTCATCAAGTTTTTCATGAAATTCATCCCATTTTTCTTGATTCATTTATTCTGATTTAAAGGTTAAACCTATCCAATTATCTATATAAGTTTGTTTATTTTGTTCATTAAAATCCATAAAAACTACTTCTCCTTTGTCAGTTCTACAAACAATCCAATCTTTTCCTTCTGCTTCAATTACACTTTCTCCCAAATCATATCTTCTTCCAGCATAACCATTACAATAGGAATCTTTTATTATTTTTCCAATATTATCCATTATTTTGATTCTCTATATGTAAACAAAATGAACCAAACAGAACCTAATGTAACAAAAAGCATTGTTGATACTCTGAAAAGGTTATGTACAATACCTTCATTTGGGCTGTTCCATAATACCGCCATAGTCCATATTAATATGGTTAAACAACAAAACACCATCGATAATAAACCAGTAATTCTAATAATTTTTTCCATACTAATTAATTTTGCTTTTACCTTTTAGGTTCTCAGCAAATATAGAGAATAAATCGTAGGAAAAAAATAGAATAGCCCCTCTGACTTTATGGTTTCGGAACTGCTATGTTTAAATCGGATACAAGTGAATCTATAGAATCAACACCTAACTGGTAATCATTACCCAATTTAATTTTACCTATGGTTTCCTTTACTTTTACCTTTAGGGATTTGTCGTAAGGGTTTATGTCACTAGAAAGATCACACAAAAATTGAATTAATAAATTTTCCGATTTAAGGCTATCGGATTTTAGAATTTCATTTACAAGGGAATTTACTTTTTCTCCATGGTACCTCAACAGATCTGAAATTATCCAGCAGTCCGGTCCAAAACACATCCATTCGGTGATGGGTCCTAAACCCACGATGTCTTTATAATCTCTAGGGTCGATAAGCCAAACCTCAAATTTATTATCCCCAGTGTCTTCTTTTATGAAAGGAATAAGACTTTCATTCTTTAGTCCTCGAAACAGATTTTTAATGTGGGATAAGACCGATGGGGTCTTATCTATGCTCAAGTACCTAAGCATACCAAAGCTTGGAGCCCAAGTCTCCTCGATCGACCAATTAACTCTATTAGCATCCAAATAGTCTATTGTTTCTTCCACCACCGAACTTATGTCTTCGGGTAAATTCCACATAAAATTTTCCCCCTGTTTTCCCCCAGATTTAAAAAAATCAATTTCGGATGAGGTCATTTTATCCTTTCTTCTATTGTAGATGTCTAGTATAGAATCATACTTAGATCCCAAATCTTCATTTAGTATAAACCCATTGAAAGTAAATATATGTCTTCCCATTTTTTCTTTTTGTGTCAATCCTCTTATATATCAAAGAGAAATGATTTTCCTGGTTATTCTTTAATCTATTAAAGGTTATTAAAGGTTATTAAAGGTTATTAAAGGTTATTAAAGGTTATTAAAGTTTATTATTAAAGCTTATTGGAAAACTCCCTAGGATTTGCTGGGCATTTTCTTCTCAGATATTTCACACATATGCGAGGCCCCTTTAGATACACCCCCTATATGGGCCCCATACACACCTTTTTCACACCCCCTTCCAATATGGGTCCCTCCCCTGGGCTATTTCACCCTAGAAATTCCTTATATACACGAGGGCCCTTAGCCCCCCTAAAAGAGGACATTATTTTAGGGGCCCTCCAAGATTCGGGAGGGCCCTCTTTTTACCCCTATCTAAAGACCCTAATAAACTCGTCCAATTCCCCCTGTGGATCCTCCACCCCAGCTGAGGTCAGGAATCGGATGGCCCTTTCTTGAAATCCCTTGCCATCCGATATTCTAATAGTGGTCCATACAGCAGAACCTAAGGTCGCAGTGGCTTCGTCCCCACCCTCGTCCGGACACCAGGTATCCGATAGGCTTTGTTTTTTCGCATCTGGGAGCTTCGCGATGCTGGCAATAAATTCGTCGTACTTGTTCATTGGGCTTTTATTAATTGGTTATAAGGTAAAAGTACTAATTCCCCTCGTAGGAAAAAAACCTAGGCTATTCGCCCAGGTGTGGTTGGTTAAAGAATATGACCTTTACTCCTCCTTCTCTAAACCCTCCGTCGTGCAATAGGAGTCCGTCTAAGCGACTTCTGTCTCCGTGGTCGATGTTATACCACTTTGCAACATAATCGTAGCCTAGAGCAAACCCTATTGGTTCTGATCCGCACATAGACCCTACTTGGTAACCCAGTTCTTTTACTAGGGACTCCGCCTCGTAGAAGGCTCTGAATGTTCCCGCTGCTGGAATTTCGATAACGCGAGAGGCCTTTCTCCCTTGGAATTCCTTTCCGATTAAATCTTCTCTTTCTATTTTCATGATGTTTGGTTTTTGATTAGGACAAATGTACGGTAAACCCCCGTAGAAAAAAACCCTACGGGGGATAAAGTTTCGGGAAATTTAGAATTCCCGGGAAGCTCCTGCTAGTGTGTTTCCTAGGAAGATTTGAACTATCGCGAAAACGATAGATGCAAAAACCATTGAACCTAATACGATCGCTATCGCTTGTAGAGATCTGAAAGCTAAAAATTCGATTGTTTTCATGTGATATGTTTTAATTGGTTATAATATAAAAGTACACAAAAAACCCGTAGGAAAAAAACCTACGGGAAAACTTTTTTAGCCCTCAAGCATTTCTAATAAATCAACTAATTCACCATCGGTTAATTCTAAATCCTGATAAATGCCCTTCAAATGGATCATAGATATTTACTTCATAATAATAATAATCTTCATTTTTGGTAATTTCTGCACCAAATTCGTTTTCTAATGTTTCAATAACTTCATTAATTTCTCTCATTGGTCTTTTGTTTAATTGGTTATAATATAAAAGTACACAAAAAACCCGTAGGAAAAAAACCTACGGGAAAACTTTTTATCGAAATTATTCCATTTCCCAAAGACTCTTATAGAATGCATCTTTTAGAAGCTTTCTGAGGTGACCTTTGGGGTCGAGGATTTTCCTGTCTATAAGGGTGTTTGCTAACCTTTCTTCGGAGATTCCGGGTATTGATAGAAACTGAGAAATCCCGCTAAGAGTGGATTTGTCTTTATTTGGGACCTCATTTTCCGGATCGCAGTTGAGGTAATATTTGTCTTCATAGGAAAGAGTGTAGATCTCCCCTGATGGCACCATAACCCCTAAGACAGGAAAGGATGCGTCTTCTCCTTCTTCGTAATCTTCTCCGTATCCACTGGATCTCCACTTTGGGTCTTTTTCTGGGTTACTCCAGCAGATAAAATACGGGGCTCGATTAAGGAGATAGTCGTTAACACTCCCTACTATAAAGGGCTTGATATAAAATTCATATCCCGGATATTCCCTTTCAAGTAGACACTTGAGGTAAATTGGCATTGCGATCGATTTTTCCATGATCTATATATCTCTTAAAGGGGAGAAGATTCTCCCCCTAGTTTTTCGAATAGATCTGAAGGTGTGATCTTAGCTTGGCTAAGAACTATGTCTAGACACTCAGGTCCGAATCCGGTGTTGATTGATTCTGGGTGAGTGAGTTGGCGTGAGCAACGGCAGCATTTGCCCTCGTGTAGTAGAGAAACTCTTTTCTTTAGAGACTCTGGGCTAGCCAAAGCTCCCATAAGGAATTCCATTACCTTGTGGAGTTGTCCTCCTGACTCCACGTCTCTTCCAAGCTTAAGACGCATAGAGTCTTTGAAGATTGTTCCCCCGAAACGGAACCCGTAATCGCTGTCTCCCACTAGTGAAACGAACACGTAGAAGATAGGTAGAGGGGTCTTGCGATCTTTGCGATCCTTAAGTTGCTTAACTCGAACTGTGATGTGGGTTCCTTTCTCGTTGTTGCGGAAAGTGAGGGTAGAACGACCAGCGAAAAAGAATTGGTCGAGCTTGCTGATGTTGATGTTTGAGCGGATGATAGTTTTCATAGGGTCTTTATTGATTGGTTATGAAGCTAAAGTACTTCATTCCGTCGTAGGAAAAAACCCTAGGAAGAACTTTTTTTAGTTTAAATTCAGAAAGATCTTTATTCCTAGTGATGAATAAGCCCGGAAGTACTTAGTGGATAATTTCTCTCGCTTGGCCTCTTCGTCCTTCTTTCTCATGAACTCGAGGTACTCGTTGATGATCAACGATCCTGTTCCTCTCTTCTTCTGTTGTAATAACCTTCTGGTGGCATATGCGTTTATTTATTAATTTAATCTTCTTCGTAATATTCTCCCGTATAATCTATGTTTTCGAGGTCGAATATCTCTTCAGCAAATTCATAGCTTATTATCATCTCCGAATCTTCTCCCCTTATAGCAAATACATTATGGGATCGGACTACGTAATCAATCTCGTAGACTTTTCCAAGAGCCAAGATTTTCCATCCATCTTTTGGAGGGGAAAAAACTCTTTCTTTACTTTCACTATCGAAGTAAACATCTTTTGTCGCTATTAATTTCCATCCTGCATATGCTGATACCATTCCCTTAATTTTCTTTTTAATTGATTATGAAGCTAATATACGAATTTAGAACGTAGGAAAAAAACCTTATACTCTCACGTACGCGCAATATCTTACTACTATACTATCTTTAGGGATCAATTAGATCCCCTGTTGGCGTCATGTCTTCTAGGCTCGTACTTCTCGTGCATCCCTTCATCGGAGAATTTCTTTTCATCTTCCTCCATGATAAAGAGTCCTGCAATGGCGCCTATAACTACAATGACATCACCGAAGTGGTTTCCGAATACCATCATCACTGTTCCAAAGACCATGATTACAAAAAAGGATAAGGCTAAAATTGTTGTTTTCATTTGATTTGTTTTAATTGGTTATAATATAAAAGTACTAATTCCCCCCGTAGGAAAAAAACCTACAGGGAATAAATTTTCAGATGTCCCTAACTAGGATTAGAAATTGTTTGTTCTCGTGGAGGGAGATAAACCATCCACAATTAAGATCGAAATAGAATAGAGAGGAGGCTCCTTGGGATTCATCTATATCTCCTCCACTCATAAATTTAACCATCCCTGGTGTCCAGTAAAGTCTAGGGGATAAGTGTCTTCCTCCAAGGAACACTTTATTCCCTTTAACATACATCTCCTTCCCCAGCACGGCTAACTCCTCGATTTTTGGTATTCTCCATCCGTCAACGCATAGGGATTTTGCTTGCTCGAAGGTCATGTTCTCCCTATGGGAGAGATCATATTCCAGATTTTCTATTGATACCTTTGTGTCCATGGTGTGGTGTTTGATTATGAAGTAAAAGTACTAATTCCCTGCGTAGGAAAAAAACCTAGGAATAATATTTTTCTCTTTCCTTCAGAAAATACCTGTGGGTCGCTTCAAATCTTTTGGGCAATCTAGATATAGGAAGCAAAAGAACATCGAACTCCTCGTCATCTGGGGTCTCTCCAATAAGTACATTAAAACAATCTTCTTCCCATTCGTTGGAATCCACTGGGGTAGAAAAACCTATCTCATTAAGGTGGGCGAACTTGTTCTCATCTATCCCAAGTTCTTGTTTCTCCTCTGGCGTTAAGTCCACACTAATAACCTCAGTGTGTGAATCAAGTGTATAATATCTGAATATCGTTTCTTCCATTTGATTTGTTTTAATTGGTTTAT